GATTTGTTTAATAATACGGCTTCAGGTTATCTTTTGGTAACAGATTCGATGAACTATGTTCAATCTTTGAACTTGAATGGTAATGAATACCTTCAAATGGTCTTTAGTACAAGTGGTGACACCTTTGAAGAAATCAGTAAGATATTCCGAATCTATAAGATGGCCAAGAGGAAACTTGAAGGCAATATGTATACTATTTCATATTGTTTGTATTTCTGTTCTGACGAAATGATATTAAATGAACAATATAAGGTATGTAAATCTTATCCTAATCAACCTATTTTCTCAAATGTGGCAGATATTTTATTGAATGAATTAAAAGTACCTGTTTCTAAGATAGCAAACATAGAACCAACATATGGTAATTATGATTTTGTGATACCAACAATCAAGCCATTTGATGCCATTAACATGATGTCAGTATATGCAAGACCATCTACCGGAACTGTTGGTGCAGATATGATTTTCTTTGAAGATAAGAATGGATTTAATTTTAGATCCTTACAATCTATGATGCAAGGTGATAGTTACCACGATTATGCTTACAATCCAAAAAATACTGATCCTAAAAATTTAAATTCAGCACTATATAATGTTTTGACATATGAGATTTTAGATTCATATGATGTATTGAATGGTGTCAATTCTGGTGCTTTTGCAAATCAATTGTTGTCTATTGATATATTGACAAGGACAAAGAAAGTAACCAACTTTGATTATGGTTCTTATATAAATGAGGGTTATACATTGAATGGATACCCCCTGATTAATCAGTTTCAAGATAGATACGGAAATGAATTAAATCGATCTTCACAAGCTGTTTATAAGTTGATTTTTTCAAATTTTCAACAAAACAGTTCAACGTATGTCAAAGACCAAGATAATGGTTCAGTAGCACATAATATTAATGCTGAGACTTACATACCGTATAGAACAGGACAATTAGCTTTGGCCAACTATACAAGATTAAAAATATCGATTCCGGGTGATTCTAATATGACAGTAGGTAGAGTGGTAGGTTTTTCATTAGGTAATATTAATCCAAATAGTGAAGATCCAGATAGTTTCTATGCTGGTAATTATTTGGTCACAGGTGTTAGACATTTGATTGATTTTATCAGGTTAGAATATAAAACTATAATGGAAATTTCAAAAGATAGTACACCAACACAATATGCTTCACCTGATAATACATCATCATTATGGCAACAACTTGCACAAGGAACTATAAATGGCTAAAGACGTAATGAACTTTGCCGGCCTGAATGGATTTGTTTGGTGGGTCGGTGAAATTGAAAATAGAGATGATCCGTTAATGTTAGGTAGATGCCAAGTTCGTATTTTTGGTTGGTATGATGCTGGCCAAATACCAACAAAAGATTTGCCATGGGCACATCCAATGTATCCATTAAATAATTCTAAAACTTTTTCTTCTCCAAATGTAGGAGAATGGGTTATTGGTTTCTTTATGGATTCACAGAATGGCCAAATGCCAATCATGATGGGTCTTTTACCAGGTATTATAGAGGATAAACCAAATGAGTAGTTTAGTTGCAACACTACCTTCAGGAGTAACGAGATCAAATGTATCTGTGCCAAGAATTGCACAAGGTGTGGTCAATGGTACAATGATACAACAAATGAATAATAAATTATCTCATGCCTGTGATTTTGCCAACGAATTAAAAAAGAACAAACAACTTAAAAAGTTTTTAATTGCTCAGGCAGCCGAAATACAAAAAGCAATTCGTGCTGTATTGAGATTTTTAGGTGTTGGTGATCCTAGTGGTACCTTGTCTGCTACAGCAACCTGGTTAAGAGGTTTGGCCAATGAAATTTTAGATTGGAAGAAAAGAGTTTTAGATCCAATTTTAGATTTTACTAAGGAAGTTGCTGGATTTGTAGTATGGGCTACAGGAATGATTGCCTATATTAAAAGTTTACCAGTAAGAGTGCTTGCTTTGTTGGAATCTTGTTTATTGAAAATACTTAATGCTATAGCAAATATTATGAATGATGTTTTTGCAACAGTTGAAAATCCTTTTAGTGAAGTTGCTGCAGCTGTCAAACAAGTTACTTCAGCTGTAGGTTCAACTGTTAAAGAAATTGCTATAATTACGGCAACTACGGCTGCAACTGTACAACTGGCAAATCAAACTTTATCAACAGCAACAACTAAAGCTCAAGGTGTTGCGTCTTCAGCAAACACTTCACTTTCTAGCAGCCTTACTACAAACACATCTTCGGTTTCTAATAACCTTGATATGATTTCACAATTAACGCCAACTAGTGTCGCATCAGCAAATGCAGCCGTGTCAATGATTATAAGTACTATACCAAGTGCTGCTAATGTGGCATCACAAAATACTCAAAGTAATTCTAGTAAAAAGAGTACGCCATAATGTCTACTAAACCATCATCAGACAATTCGTGGACAGAACCGGAATCAGCTGCCAATACTGACTATCAACCAGTTTATCCTTTTAATCATGCGACTGTGACAGATTCTGGTCACTCTTTTGAATTGGATGATACTCCAACCCGTGAGAGAATTCGTCTACAACATCGTTCAGGCACATTTATTGAGATGCATCCGAATGGTGATGAAGTACATAAAGTGTATGGTGATGGATATGAAATCACAATCAACAATAAAAATGTATTAATTCAAGGTCAATGTAATATTGAAATACAAGGTGATGCCAATATAAATGTAATAAAAGACCTGAATCTTAAAGTCGGCAATGATTTTAGTCTTGAGGTTGGTGGTAATATGTACGCCAGAGCTCATGGTAATAGAGGTATTGAATTGGTTTCTGATTCTGACATGATCTTACACGCCGATCCAATAAATGGTGGTTCTCTGAGATTAAACACTGGTGACAATTTGTATTTGAGTGGTGATCTAAACGTTGCAGGATCAATCACAGCTGACATTATCACCGCAGAGTCTAGATTAGGTACAGGACCATTAGGTGGTGTTTCGTCTGGTGCTTTTGGATTTACATCTGCAACAGGAGGACTATCATTAGGAGTACCAGAACCAACACCGGTTGCAGTTCCTGGTTCTATTTTTACTGTAGGACCTATCAATTCAGCAGTTTCTGTATCATCTCCATTGGGTAATTTTGGTGTTATGGATGCCGTATTGATGACTGATACGATTAACACAAGTATTTTTGGTGTACATAATCACATAGCACCTTTTGGACCAACATCGCCACCATTAATTAAAATGTTTTAAATGAGGATATTATGGCTTTAGTAAACAACGCAACAGGAGTATACTCCACTTTAGGATTTAGTTATGATGATCCTAATAATAATATCGTAAATTTGCCCGATAGTACGTTGCAACATATGAACGTTATTCCGCCAGTCATTACGAGTTGGCAAGCTCAAGATATTGCAAGTGGAAGTGTTGGTGGTTATACTTATAATCCGGTAAGTAATTCTGTTCATTGGATGAGCGACACAGCTAATTCAATTTTGGCATATTCACCAGTTGTCGCTACTGTTACAGGTGTTGGTCCGTTGATTAGTAATATCACGGCAAATTGTATCTACTTGTCTATTGGAAATGATACATATTCACAAAATGCTATCACTTTCTTATATCATACTGATCGATTATCTGGTGTAAGGTCACAATCCGATGATGCTAATGCAAAAATAAGTGGTACGAATCTACCATACTATCAAACGGCAATACAGGCCGCCAAGAGTGCCACATACATTGTTAATCAAACGGATGGTGTTGCAAACAACTCTGTGATGTTGGGTTCTTTTACTAGTATTCTATCATCCAATCAGATTAACCAATTAGCCAATTCAATATATTTCAATGCAAAAACATTCATTAGTAGTCTAACTCTTGTGCCTGTAGGTGAAGGTATGGGTTCGGATTACTACACATCAAATTTGACTTTGAGTCAGGCTTCTACAATTGCAAATAACTTTGCTAATGTGGTTGGTATTATGACCACAAGAGAAACTGCGGATGAAACCTTTTATGTGAATTTACAAAATTTAATCAATAACTACAATACGACCAAACAATTTACGAATCTAGGTGATACAGAAGGATTATTACTCAATACATATATCGGTACACCAAAGATTAAATCAAGAATTAATCAATAACCGGAAATTTCGAAATCCTTGCCGGCCTCCGAAAAAGTCCGGACGGTATCCAAGATTCCAAAAAGCGCATTTACTCCTAGGCTCTATAAATAAAGAATGGCACAACTACAAAAATTATATTCAGATATAGACCTAACATTCAACCGATTACCGGTTTCTAATGATGTGGCTCTAAGATATGATGACCAAGCGGTAATAGCTTCGGTCCGTAATCTACTTTCGACTAATTTTTATGAAAGACCATTTCAACCTAATCTAGGTTCAAATATAGACAAGTTGTTATTTGAACCAGTAAACAATTTAACTGCTGGTTTATTGTCTGATGAAATAAAAAATGTTATTCGAAATTTTGAACCAAGAGCTTCAATTGACAGTATTACCGTTTCTCCAAATACAGACGGAGTATCTTTTACAGCTAGAATACAGTTCTATATTGGAAACAATACAACACCAACGACAGTAAACCTATTTCTCCAAAGGTCAAGGTAATGGCATCTTCAAATACAAATATAAAGGTAACAGATTTAGATTTTAATAGTATTAAGTCTAACTTTATTACCTATCTCCAATCACAAGACCAATTCAAAGATTATAATTTTCAAGGTTCTTCTTTGTCGGTTTTGCTTGACCTTTTAGCCTATAATACACAATATAATGCCTACTATTTAAATATGGTGGCTAATGAGATGTTCTTAGACTCAGCACTTCAAAGAAGTTCTGTTGTTTCTCAAGCTAAAGTTTTGGATTATACACCTAAATCAGCAACCGCTCCTTCAGCATACATCAATTTTAATGCTTATGGAGTAACAAATCCAACATTTACTTTACCACAATACACCAATTTTTCTTCTGAAGCGGTGAATGGTGTTAACTATAATTTTATTACAACAGACTCAACAACAGTTAATGTGGTGAATGGTGTCGCCAATTTCAACAATATCCAATTGAAACAAGGTATTAGTGCCACATACACTTATACGGTCAACAATACAAGTAATCCCAACCAATTATTTCAAATACCTGATGCGAATATTGATACTGCAACCTTGAAGGTTACGGTACAACAATCTTCAAGTAACACATCTTTTGACATTTACAAACCGGCTGTAGATTATTTGACCTTGACACCAACATCTAAGGTATACTTTTTACAAGAAAGTTTGAATGGCAATTATGAGATATATTTTGGCGATGGAATTTTAGGCCAACATTTGAGTGACGGTAACGTTGTTTCATTATCTTATATCTCAACAAGTGGTACTTCTGCGGCTGGTGCCAACAATTTTGTGTTGATGGATAATATTGGTTCTTTTACAACAGCAAATGTTGCTCCTATACAGGCTGCTTCACAAGGTGGTACAAAAGAATCGATTGCTTCTATTAAGTATCAAGCACCAAAATCTTATGCAGCTCAGAACCGTGCTGTGACTAAAGAAGATTACATCACATTGATACAACAAAATAGTCTAGATATACATCTTGATGCTGTTAATGTATGGGGCGGAGAAGAAAACGTTCCTCCAGTATACGGTCAAGTATTTGTTGCATTAAAGCCAACAGGTGGATATTCATTAACCGATACACAAAAACAAAGGTTAATCAATAATGTTATTAAACCAATATCGATAATGACCGTTGAACCAACAATTGTTGATCCTGATTATACCTATGTTCAGGTTATAGCAAATGTATTGTATGATGCAAAGAGAACAACGTACACAGCTAACAATATTTCCAATATAGTTAAAGCAACAGTTGCCAATTTCTCATCTAAAAATTTAAACACATTCAATTCAACCTTTTCTTCTTCTGATTTGGTTAGTCAGATTCAAAACTCTGACACATCAATTCTAGCAAATGAACTTACTGTTCAGTTACAGAAGAAATTTTATCCAAATTTAAATAGTTCTACCACATATACCTTTTATTTTGGTGTTCCAATTAAAAAGGGTTCGTTCTTAAGCGGTGTTAGTAGTTCTCCAGCACTTCAATATTTGAATAATACAGGTACAGTTATTGATGGTGTCTTCATAGAAGAAATACCAGTTGCAACAGAAGGTGTAGATACGATTTCTGTTTTGAATCCAGGTTATGGTTACCAGACACCACCAACTATTACAATCATTGGTGATGGATCAGGCGCAACCGCAACAGCCGTATTGAATTCAACAGGTTCTATTTCAGCCGTTAATGTTACCAATTCTGGTAATAACTATACAACAGCTTACGCAACAGTAACTCGTTCTAATCAAAACGAAACAACCGGTGATTTAGGATCAGTTGTTGTTAATCTAAAAGGAAAATATGGTACTTTGGGTTTGTATTACATCGATACAACTTATGGTAAAGTATATTTGAATAATAATATTGGAACAATAGATTACGCAAATGGTATTATAACATTAAAAGATTTTAATCCTTTTGCAATAGATGATGCTTTGGGGCAATTAACACTGACAGTTAATCCAACAACAACAATCGTTTCTTCATCACGCAATAGAATTGTTACGATTGATCCTTATGATCCGAATGCAGTTATTGTCAACGTTAACGCTAAGACATCATGATATCTAACGGTCAAAAAACATCTTTATTAATTCCTTCCCAACTTCCCGCTTTTATACGGGAAAATCCTGACTATGATAATTTTGTATCATTCGTTCAGGCTTACTATGAGTGGTTGGAAACAGAAGGCAATGTATCGGACAGAGCTCAGAATCTTTTAAATTATAAAGATATTGATAGAACGACAAATGATTTTATTGATTATTTTATCAACGATTTCTTACAATATTTTCCACAAGACGCTTTAATCAGTAAAGCAACAGCCGTTAAATTTGCTAGACAATTATACAAGTCTAAGGGAACACCTGCATCATATCAATTTTTGTTTAGGGTCCTTTACAATTCTGATTTTGATGTATATTATAAAAAAGATTCGGTATTAAGAGCATCTGATGGTACTTGGTATGTATCAAAAAGTTTAAAACTTGCAACATCCGATGTCAATTTTTTAAATATCAATAACTATAGGATTTTTGGTGAGACAACCAAATCAATTGCTATTGTTGAAAATTCAGTTTTGGCTGGTAATAAAACAGAAGTTTTTATATCAAATATTGAAAAGTTATTTCAATCTGGTGAGTTTATTCGTGTTGTAAACAATAGAAACCAAGATGTTTACTTTCTAAATGGTGTAGAGGTGCCTGCTGGAACAACAGGTTCGGAAGTATTAAGAGCTAAAATTGTAGGCCAAATTAGTTCGATTAAAATTGATCCTAATAATCGTGGAAGTTATTATAATGCTGGAGATCCAGTTATTGTTTATGGTGGATTGAATACTGCAAACGGCCACGGTGCTCTTGCTGTAGTTGGAACGGTAACGACAGGTTCAATACAAACATTAGATGTATGGAAGGGAGGTTACGGATACACAGTTTCTCCTAATTCCTCTATTATATTTACGGATGATACTTCTGACACGACAGGACACGGCGCAAATGCTATAATATCTACTGTAAATCCAGATATTCACTATGAAGCAAACGTAACTTTTGTTCCGACAGATGATATTTTATTTCAGAATACGGCTACAATAAATTCTTCAAATTTTAGTACAGCTAATGTAGTAAATGTTAGACTTGCTGATGCCTTCACGTTTGCCAACTATCCAACTTATCCAATTTCATCAGTTTTATTAACAAATGGTGGCGGTGGTTATACAAAAGTACCAAAAATCACAGCAATATCTGGATACTTAGATAAAACAGCAAGTACTTATATGGACCTTTCACATATTGGTATTTTAGCACCAATACAGATAACTTCTGGTGGATTAGGTTATGCCAATGGCGATACGATTGTTTTTACAAGTGGCCACGGGTATGGAGCTAAAGCTTCTGTTAATGTTAATATCAATGGAACAATCACACAAGTAACTTATCAACCAACAGGTAAATATCCATTAGGTGGCATGGGGTATACAAACGATTCTTTGCCTTTGGTCACGGTTAGTTCATCAAACAATGCAGCTTACGGTGCAAGTCTATATGTTCCATCTATTTTAGGAACAGGAGCTTCTTTTAATGTAACGACTACAAGTGTTGGAACTGTTACTACAATATCAATAGAAGATAATGGTGAGGATTACATTTCTACGCCTGTTGTATCTTTGAAAGTACAAGATATAGTCGTATCAAATTTACTTGTGGATAACTTTCCACAATTAGGACAAACTGTTTATCAAGGGGCAGATTTAGGTTCTGCCACATATAAAGCAACAGTAAACAATGCCACATTATTGTTACCTAACGGCGACAATCCAACTTCCAGTTTATATAACCTAAGAGTTTTTGAATATACAAGTATTCCCGATCCCACACAGAATCTGAAAATAAGTAATACCAGTATATCAATGGTGATGGCAAACACAGCCTACAAACCACCAGGAACACCTTCGAGAATACCATCTGTATATAATTCAACTGGTGTCAGAACTTATGGTGATGGAAAAGCAAAAGCCAATGCATCTTTCTTGAATGGTCTTGTCATAGGTGCCGGACAATATCTTGATAAACGTGGCCAACCAAGTTCTTATAGTGTGTTACAAAGTTCTGTTTATAATAATTTCACTTATGAGATTACAGTAGAAAAAGAAATTGCTAAGTATAGAGATATTCTTTTAAATCTATTACATCCATCAGGATTGAAAATGATTGGCCGATATATATTAAATTCTAGTAATAGTTTTTATACAAAATATAATACTGCCGATTTTGAAGAAGGTTATACGTTATCACATTATACCAAAGATGTCGAATCATATATAACTATGAATTTGACTTCAGCCAATAGTTATAATAACGTCATCACTTTCCATACTTTGAATGGTGTAAGTATATTAAATACTGTGTATCCAAATACAATTATATCATTTTTGGCCAATGATGGAACTTTGTTTACTTCTGAAGTAACTAGTTCAAATACACAATCAAATACGGCAACACTTAAAGATAGTGTTTGGTTAACAACAAGTGGATTAACAGCCGTTTCATCAAATGTAACTATTTTTGGCAATAGTATTTTTGGATAAAAGAAATAAATAAACACCATGACTTCTAAAAACATTCTCACATATAATTCTAAAGTATCATCAGTTGAACAGGTATATTTTTCACCTGTTGTTGTTGCGCCGCCATTTGTTATTCAAAATAATCAACTATTGAATCCACCTTTATCTTCAATTTATTGTTTTTTATCAAGAGTTGATCCTTGGGGTAATGATACTAATCCAGATCAACCAACACAAACATTGAAATACATTAAACAAGTATTTAAAAATATGTTTGTTGCCAAACAAGTAACTTCTAATGATATTTCACCAGTAATTGCTAGAGTTGACTGGACATCAGGTGTGACATACGATTACTTTAGAGATGACATTGATATGTTTGCTTTGAATACTGATGGATCAAATCAGTATAATTTCTATGTTAGAAATCGTTATGACCAAATATTCAAATGCCTTTGGAATAATAATGGTCAGCCATCAACAGTAGAACCTTACTTTGAACCTGGTTCTTATGGAACAAATAACATTAAGACTGGTTCTGATGGATATAAGTGGAAATACATATACACGATTGATTCCGGATTGAAACAAAACTTTATGAATGCTCAATGGATTCCGATTGCAATTGGAGCCAATACACCTAATCCATTGATATCATCTGCTGGTGCTGGAAGTATCGATGTTATTAATGTGACTAATGGTGGTTCTGGTTATGATCCTGCTAATGCTGTCATCACAATTACTGTTACTGGAGACGGTACAGGAGTCGGTACTACGCCTACAGCGGTCATCAATTCTGGGGTAATTACCGATATATTAGTACCAAATCCAGGAACAAATTATACATATGCAAATGTATCAATCACTTCAACAATAGGTTCAGGCGCAACAGCCATTGCTCCAACGTCTCCAATTGGTGGCCATGGCTTTGATCCAGTATCAGAATTAGGTTGTTCTCATGTTATGTTCTCGGTTGAGTTTAATGGTTCTGAGAATGGTTATATACCTACTAATATTACCTATTACCAATTAGGTATTGTAATTAATCCAACTTCATCTCAAGATAATCCTAATCCAGCAACAGATTTGATTTATAGAACATCAACGACTTTAACGGTTGCTCCTGGTTTTGGTGAATTCATCAACGATGAGATGGTATATCAGGGTGATCCAAATAATCCAACATTTGTGGGTACAGTATTGAGCTTTGATCCGGCATCCAATATAATTTATGTAATAAATACTGTAGGAACTCCAACAGATAATTCATCCATCTACGGAAAAACATCAATAACAGCAAGAACATTGTTGCAATATGGTCCTCCAAAATTCACTATCTTGTCTGGTTATCTTTCATATATAGAAAATAGAAGTGGCATTGAAAGAAGTGCTGACGGTATAGAACAATTCAAATTTGTATTAGGTTACTAAAAGGAAAAAAATGGCTTTAGATTTTACAGGTGATCCTTATTATGATGATTTTGATCCAACAAAGAATTTTCACCGCATTCTTTTTAAACCTGGATATGCTGTTCAGGCTCGTGAGTTAACTCAGTCACAAACTATTCTTCAAGATCAGATTTCCAAATTTGGCACTGGTGTTTTTCAAGATGGTTCAAAAGTTTCTGGTGGTAATATTACCGTTGACACAAATGTCATCACCTGTAAATTATCAACTGATGCAACAACAGTAATTTCTAATTTGGTTGGTCTATTTGCTGTTGGTCAAACATCCAACTTCATTGCACAAGTTAATAGTGTAGATGTTCCAAATCTTTACATCTCAACAAAACCTGTTAATACAGCCAATAAAATATCTTTTTCTTCTGGTGAGACAATCAATTTTTATAATACAAAAATAGAGGCTCTTGCGTCTTTAAATTCTACTGTGACTGCAGCGTACACAGTAACGGCAAAATCTACAAATATCATCACCAGAAATTCTACTGGTACTTATTTAAGTCCAACATTAAATATTTCCACTGGTAATATTAACGTGGGAGATACCATCACTATCACCAGTATTAATTTTTCAGCTACTGTTATAGATATTATAGATGCTAATAGTCTAACACTAAACAATCCTTTAATCAAAGATGTTTCAAGTGCTACAACACAAATCACAAATCAAATTTCTGTAAGAGCTTTAGAAGTAAATATTGACGATGGTGTTTGGTTTACAAATGGTTTTTTTGTTGCAAACTATAAAAGTTCAATTGTTCCAAATTCACTAACAATTTATCCTTCATCAGTAGTTGGTTTTGAAGTGGATGAGTTTACAGTAGATGCTGCAAGTGATGCTTCTTTATTGGATCCAGCTATTGGAGCTTCAAACTATCAAGCACCAGGTGCAGACAGATATAAAATATCTTTAAATTTGGTAGTAAAACCTTATGTAAACGATCAAACAGTAACTAATCTAACAACCAATAAATTCATTGAATTGGTTAGAATTAATGCTGGTACTGTTGAAGATATCAATAGTGTTCCTATCCTATCAGATGTTTCCGCAGCAATTGCTACGGCTGTTTCAGATATTTCTGGTGATTTTATTGTTAATCCTTTTAGTTTATTAATCGGTTCAACATCAAATGCACAATCAGAATTGATTAGTTCATCTATTAGTGCTGGTAAGGCATATCTTGGTGGATATCCAATACAACATATATCACAAACACCATACTATCTACAAAAAGCAAGAAGTACTAATGTATTATTCGATCAAGATATTGAAACCTATTATGGTGATTATACAAGAGTTAAAAACTTAAACGGTTCAATTATTGATTTTCAAACAAGTCCAGTTGTGGAGTTACACAATGTGGCATTTGGTGCTGCGAGTACATCAACTAAAATTGGTACTGCTCGTGTTCGTAATTTTTCTTATGATTCCGGAAATTTAAGCACAACAGAATATAAAGCATTTTTGTTTGATATTAATTTAACAAATAATGTTTTTGCAAACGTAGCTTCTATTATTCTTCCTAACGGTTCTAATTATTCTACACCATTGTTTTCAGCCAATACAGTATCGCCTGTAACGTTGGTTGATAATACATATAATTCATTAATTTTTCCATTACCACAAACAAATATATCTAATGTTTCTTCGGTTAATTATGTTACAACAAGAAAATATTCTTCACAAACATTTGCTTCAGGTATAGGTGTTGTTACTGCTTCAACAGGCAATGAAATATTTCAAGGTGGTTCTGGAACTATATCTTCTTCCGTAGCACAACAAAACTTTATTGTTGTAACTAAATCTGCTTCTGGTGGTTATCCAGCTGGTCACTTTGTACCAATGGATCAATCAAATGTGTCTGTTACTATCACCAATTCTCCTGGTACTCCACAAGCATCAATCAATATTGCTGGTAATTTTACCGGCACAGCAGATGTTTATGCTGTAATTTCTGTAACTAATGATACACAGCAAACAAAACTTTTACATACAAACTATGCTGTACAAGTTTCTGCCAACACAACACTCACAGCCATCGATTTGGGTAAATCAGACATTTACAATTTCAGAGGTGTGTATGAGTTGGGCAATACACATAATTATCTAGGTGCTTGGTCAAATACAACAAGTTATTCGACCAACGATTCCGTTATCTATGATGATGGTGTTGTTTACATTTCTTTGGCCAATTCCAATTCAAATCACCAACCAAATACCGCAACTTCAAGTTGGAGTTCCGTAACAAATAATTTAATAAACTACACAGCAGATAATGGTCAGAAAGATGCTTATTACGACCACGGAACTATCACTAATGTAAGTGGTGTATCTAAAGGTAATGTTGTAGCCGTATTTGATTACTTTACACACTCTGGCGGATCTGGTTATTTTAGTGTCAATTCTTATCCAGTCAATTATATCAACATACCATCATTTACTTCTCCACAATATGGTACAACATATTCGTTGAGGGATGTTTTGGATTTTAGGCCTCGTAGGACAGATAACAATACAACTTTTGATTCATATCAATTGCCAGCACCATTTAATAACGCATTTGTTAATTATGGTTACTATCTAAACCGTATTGATAAGATTGTATTGTATCCAAATGGTCAATTCAAAACTATTACTGGTACTCCAGCTTATACAAATCCTGTTGCACCATCTGATGTACCTGGTACCCTGACAATCTTTACAATTTATTTCCCAGCTTATACATATACAAAAGATTCTATTCAAGTGACGCCAACCAACCTCCGTAGATATACAATGAGAGATGTTGGTTTGTTAGACAAACGTATCTCCACCTTAGAATCATATACTTCATTGTCTATTTTAGAAAATCAAGTAACAGGTTCCGATGTTACTGACTCCACAGGTTTGAATCTATTGTTTAAGAATGGTTATTTGGTAGATGGCTTTACTGGTTCAGGTGTTGCTGACGTTAGAAATCCTGACTATGCAGCTTCAATCGATGGCGTTGCACAAATAGCAAGACCACCACACTTTTCTAATGTTGCTTCATACTTTGTTGATACAAATCAAGGCGCATTTGTAAATCCTATATCACCAACTACTGGAAAAACAAACGATAAATTAACATTAAAGAATAATATTGTAACATTTTCTTATGATGAAACATCATTGGTAGTTCAGGAAGTTGCTTCGGAAGTTATTGATGTCAATCCATTCAATGTCATTTCATTCACTGGAGCAGTAACGCTGTCACCTTCGAGTGATGTATGGTACTCAACACAGACGCAACCCAACATTAATATTGTTACTGATGACCAATCTGCGTGGGTTGCTGCAGTTGGAGGTACAGGCAATGGTTCACAATGGAATGATTGGCAATTAAACTGGACAGGCCAACCAACAGATACTGTTATTTCTTCCGCTGATCAGGCGTCTATTACGAGAGATACCACTGCAATTACCAATGCAATTCAATCACAAGGATTGACTTCTGCTGTTAATGGTGGACCAATTCAAGTCAGTTCCACAACTCAGATTCTTTCTAATGCTGTTATACCTTATGCAAGGTCAATACCGGTACACTTTACAATAAACGGTTTAGCTCCATTTACACAGATACATACATTCTTGAATGGTAGTGGTGTTGACCGTTATGTTACACCAGATGTTGGATACACAGACACAATTAATTATATTACTATTGTAAATCCAGGTTCTGGTTATACTGATGGAAACTATTTACCAATTATAAACATTGTTGGTCCAAGTGATATACAAGCTGTCGCTACGGCAAATGTTTCGGGTGGCCAAATTGTTGCTATTAACTTTACTAGATTTGGTTCTGGTTATCGTTCAATACCTACAATTCAAGTAACTGGCAGTAATTTATCACCTGCTGTATTGACTGCAAATGGTGCAGGTTATTTGGGTGGTAATTTGGTAACTGATATTAATGGTACCGCTGAAGGAACTATAACTATTCCAAATAATCAATATTTGAATATTCCAACAGGAACAATATTGGTTGAATTTGGAGATAATATTATAACTCCTTCAATCAGTAATGTTTATGCGAGAACAACATTCGTATCACAAGGAACACTACAAACAACACAAACAACTGTGGTGTCTACAAGACCACCAATTGCAACATCAAAACCACAAGTTGTCGAAAGAACTCAAGTTAGATGTACTGGAAACAATTACACTCCAGTAGTTCCAAGTGGAATAACGGTAAGTTCTGATGGCGCAGCATCTGTTGGAGGCGGTGGTGGGGCTGTACCAGTTATTACATATGAAACAGGCGGTTGGGGAGTTAATAATCCACAAACCACTAATATTCCTGTTGGAGGTTCTCAAGCTACTGCTTATGTGGATTCGGTGGCTCAAAGTTACGGTTGGTCACCAACAAACGTTTGTGTGGCTGCCGATGTTGCTGCAACAGTTACTGGTATTGATACTAGTTTAGGAAATGTATTTGGTGCAAGTGTACCAGCATGTGTTGGTATGCAAGCGGTAAACGCTGTTGCAGCCACAACAGCATCAACTGGTTGTTTTGGTGGAGCTTTGTTAAGCGTTATATGTTATATAGATAATCATACCTCTGATCAGGTTGCAGCTGCAGCTGCGTATCTATCTGATAATCCAGGTGATGTTACTGGTGCCGCAGCCGCTGGAAATGCCGTTGATCCAGTATCACAAAATTTCTATGTTGATGCAACAAAATATCCAAATGGTGTATTCTTGTCTTCAGTAGATTTGTTCTTTGCAACAGTTGATGCGACTATACCAGTAAATGTCCGTATACGACCAACTGTAAATGGTTATCCTGATGCTGTCAATGACATTCCGGGTTCTATTGTATGGAAGAATCCGTCTCAAGTTAATATACCTGATCCAGCAAGTATAACAAATGGTATCGGACCAGCTACAACATTCACATTTGATCATCCAGTATATCTACAACCTGGTCAATATTCAATCATGGTTGCAGCCAATTCTAATGCTTATACGATGTATGCTTCCAAACTTGGTCAAGTCCAATATGGAACAAATTATGTAATAAATGCTATTAACTATGCTGCATCATTATTCAAATCACAAAACTCATCTACATGGATACCTGCTCCAGGAGAAACACTATGTTTCAACTTGAAGATTTGCGACTTTGCTGGTGGTTCAACAACATTTAAAGTAACTTCTAATGCATCTCCAACAGCCATTCAATATGATTTGATGCAATTGATTAATTCTGATTTGTCTTTTAATTCATTAGATTCAATTAATTATAATGTTACACCAAAAGACTTTACTACATCAGCAAATAATGTTGTTTATCCTTTGTTACCAGGTCAAACACATCAATTTCCAACAAGACAAATTCAAAGTTCTCAAAACGATATTGTAATTCAACCAACATTAACAAACATTGATCGTTGGACTTCTCCTGTTGTGGACTTGGAACGTTTGAATACAATATTGGTTAAGAACATCATCACTCCTTATGTGACGAATGGTACACCACCTTATTATTCCGCCAACACAGCTTCAGAGGTAATGGGTGGTTTTGGCCAAGGTAATGCAGCTGCAAAATATATTACTCGCCGTGTTACATTAAATAATAACTTTGCATCAACTGGTATTACAGTATATGTTGATGTGAATCGTCAACCAGGAACCAAGATTGAAGTTTATTGTAAAGTTCAAAATCAATATGATAAAAACAATTTTGACAATCAACCATATATCTTAATGAGTCCAATATTGACACCAGGTTCAGGTTTACCTGTGACTGGTGCAACAGATTATGTGTCAGACACATATCAATCTTTGAATATTACATATAATGATATCGTAACCGGAACTACATATACCAACTTTAATGTGTTTGCTATTAAAGTTGTATTCTATTCTGATAATCCAGCAATTGCGCCACAAATTAAAAACTTCCGTGCAGTTGCTACAGCATGATAATTGATATGAAACTACTAAAAGTTAAAGATCATCCACATTTGGTTAAAGATATGGACAGCAAAGCGATATTGAATACAAACTATGCCGCTTTGGTTGAATATAGAAAAAGAAAGCAAATGGAAGAAGAAGTTCAATCACTTAGGAGTGATGTCTCGGAGATGAAAGATTCTTTAAATAAGATACTATCTCTGCTCAATAAATAAAACAATAAGATTATCGGAAATAACAGATGGCCAATACAGTTACAATTCTAAGTTACGCTAATACTTTTGGTGAATGGGTAACCACGACCAATAAGTTGGCACAAGAAAATAATGACCTAGCGGCCAATAATTATTTCAAATATTCCGGAACATTATACCTAAATGATGTAACTTTAGGTTTATCAGTAGCCAACAATGCCGTTTTTGGTGGACAATTATCAGTCCAAGGTGTTGGTTCTTCATTCTATGTTCAAAGAAATGCAAGAGTTGATGGTACAATATACAATACCAACACATCATTAAGTTTGGTAACTTCTGGTCAAGCTAATATTGGTGGTCCTTTATTAGCTTTGAGTTCTGGAACAGGTCTTAATGTTGCCAATAACTCATTATTCAACGGAACAATTATGGTAGTTGGTCAATCCAACCTAAACGGCAATACGGTCATATCGAACACCTTGTTTATAACTGGTAGTACCAACATATCAAATACAGTCTATATTACTGGAACAACAACTGTATCAAATAACGTAAATATTACGGGTAATACAATTATTGGAGGTAATATTAATGTTGTACAAAATGTTTATGCCAATAATACAACATTATTAAATCAAGTTACGGCAAATAATTTTGTTGCTAATACTTCTCTTGTATCGCCTTTGATTTATTCAAGCAATACACAGTCAAATTATTTTGTGGCTAATACAAGTGTTCAAACACCAACATTAATTGTAATTGGTACTGAATATGTAGATACAGTCTCTGCCAATACACTAGTAACTACTCCTCTTGTTACAGTTACAACAAGAGTTGATGCAAATTCAGCAATAGGTTATTTTGGATCTATTCAAGCACCTTATATCATATCTCCAACATTATTTACTACAACCACTTATGGAAAAAATCTAGTTGCCAATACAAGTGTGCAGACACCAACACTGGTGGTTATTGGTACGGAATATGTAGATACAATTAGAGCCAATACTATAATTACAACACCAGTTGCTAATGTTGCTAATTCTTTATATGCCAACAATGCTTCGGGTTATTTTAATACATTACAAACAACCGGTCAATTTACCGTTGGTGGAAACTTTGTTATCAATGGTTCTACTGTATATAATGCAAATACATTCACATTAAATGCTGGTAGTTCTATAGGTTTGCAGAGTGCTTATACAGTCAATAGAGGAATTACAGGTGCTAATGCTGCCATTCGTTGGAATGAAGGTTCGCAATATTGGGATATTAATAATGTTACATCAGGTTCTTATTATAGAATTCTTACCACAGAACAATTAGACAATACTGTTTTATCAACAAGTACAATTACAGCACCAACTTCTAATGTTGCTAATACACTAAACAATAACATTACAGCTGTTTTTGGTTATGCTCAATCAGCATATAACAAGGCAAATGCAGCTAATGTATTGGCACAATCTGCTTATAATTCTGGTAATAGTAACTATACCATATTAAGCACATATTCCACATCAGGATATGATAGAGCAAATGCAGCTAACGTATTGGCTCAATCCGCTTACAACAAAGCAAATACAGGTTCTGGTACATTCAATGGTACCACGGGTCAAGCCGTATCAAGTAATGGTGTTATTACTTTCTCAAGTACAAATGGTGTAACAATTACCGGATCAGCAAATACGCTTACCATTAATACACCACAGAGTGTTGTGAGTGGTGCTGCACCAACATTTTCTGGTGCCAACTTTAGCAGTATTCCAAATGGTGCTTTGACAAATAGCACGGTCACGGTTAACGGAGTTTCTTTTAGTCTTGGTGATTCAAAAACAGTTACGGCTGCTGCAGGCACTTTAACGGGTACCACATTAAATTCTGGTGTAACATTATCCAGTCTAACGCAAGTGGGTACAATTACATCTGGTACTTGGAGTGCTTCTTTTGGTGCTGTGAGTGGTGCCAATTTAACCAGTTTAACTGCTGGTAATTTAACTGGAACTATACCTTCAAGTGTATTAGGTAATTCTAATCATTATATTGGCACAACATCAATTGCTTTGAATCGTTCAAGTGCTTCACAAACATTGACTGGTGTTTCTATTGATGGCAATTCTGGTACAACATCACAAACCAATTTTAGTAATTTAACGATCAATAGCTCGCAAGTATTGTATGCTGGAAATTACAATTCTTATTCACCAACATTAACTGGTGGTAATGCTTCGGGAACCTGGAATATCAATATTTACGGTAACTCAGCAACTACTTCACAAACTAACTTCAGCAATCTAACAATTGGTAGTTCACAGGTACTATATGCTGGAAATTACAATTCTTATTCACCAACATTAACTGGTGGTAATGCTTCAGGTACTTGGAGTATTAATGTGACAGGTAGTTCTGGCTATGCCACTTATGCTGGTTATGTCAACGGTAATGCAAGTTCATATCAAGCTGTTTACTATGATTATGCATCTACTGGGTATTATATACAACCAAGCGCTTCTTCATTTATGAATGCATTGACAGTATCTGGTCTTAATGTAGGTGGTGGATTAGGATCAGTTGTATACGGCGAAATTCGTGCAGGTTCCAATATTACTGCTTATTATTCTTCAGATAAGAAATTGAAAGAAAATATTAGAGATATTCCTAATGCTTTAGATACTGTATTGTCTATTGGTGGTAAACTTTTTGATTGGACAGATGAATATATTACAAAAAGAGGCGGCGAAGACGGTTATTTTGTTCAAAAATCAGATTTTGGTGTGATTGCTCAAGACGTCCAATCAGTATTTCCTGTAGCTATTAGAACAAAACCTGATGGTACACTTGTTGTTGATTATGAAAAACTATGTGCTTTAGCCTTTGCAGCCATCAGAGAATTAAAGGGTGAAGTAGAAATCCTAAAAGGTAAATAACCAGATGGCATAAATATCCTATAGAATATTATCTCTAGGATTAAAATGCCAGCCGCATACACAAACCTCTACGTTGAACAAGGTACCACTTTTACCACAAATATCACACTGGATGATGTTTATGGTAACTTGTATAATCTGACCAGTACAACAGTTGCTGGTACTATCCGTAAATCCTATTACTCAGCAAACGCTATAACCACCTTTACGACAAGTATTGATGTGCCTACGGCAACTATAAACTTGTCTCTGAGTGCCAATACAACAGCAAATATAGCTCCAGGAAGATACGTTTACGATACGGTAATTACAGATAATGGTTCAAATTTAAAAACCAGAATCCTAGAAGGTATTCTAGAGGTTTCTCCAGATGTTACGAGGTAAAAATGCCTAACGTAACTGTAAGAAGTCCTAGTCTAATTAAGGTTCAGGTTGGACCAGTTCCAAATCCTAGAGTTTCTTCAATTCAATATTCGGGTAAAAATTCTTTAGCTTCTGCAACTGATTTGAATTTGGCTGGTCTGGCCAATAATGATGTGATTGTTTATAATGCTGCGGGTAGTAACTTCTATGTTACCAATATTAGTAACCTAATGAATCCAATAGATGGCGGATTATTTTAAATAAATAGACCGTGTGTAAAAAATAATAAAAACAAGGAAAACACAGCATGTCAGCATCAAATACCACAATTCTGATTAGACGTTCCACGGCCAATGGAACACCAGGCGTATTAAATCAGGGTGAATTAGCCTGGTCGTATGCTTCCGATACATTGTTCATTGGTACTCCAGGTAGTGATGGTTATATCAATATCGGTACTAGACAAGAGAATTTAATCACTGCCAATGGTTATGGTTCTCAGAATCAAACTATCGATGGTCAATTGACTATTTCTGGTAATTTGATTGTTCAAGGTACTGCCACATACATCGACACGGTCAATCTAATTGCTGAAGAACCTCTGATTTATTTGGCCAACAACAACACGACTGGTGATTCTTTAGACATCGGTTTTGTTGGTCAGTATAACAATGGTGTGGCCAATGTCTGGACTGGTCTGGTTAGACATGCTGGTGATTCAGATAAACACTATCACTTGTTCCAAGAATATACAGGCAATCCACAAGATGGCAATTATAATATTGCTACTGCTAATGCTCAGTACGCTTCAATACAAGCCAACACTTTTATTCTAGACCATGGTGCTGTTTTAGCAGATACTGGTACTTCTTTATCTTTTGGTTATACTTCAGGTACAACTCAAGGTTGTGGCGCAGTTGCTATTGGTTACGAAGCAGGCCAATCACAAAGTTATTGTGCAATTGCTATTGGTACTAATGCAGGTAAATTATCTCAATCTTATAGTGCAATCGCTATTGGTGGTAACGCTGGACAGACTTCACAATTGTGTAATTCTATTGCAATCGGTTTAGGTGCCGGTCAAACTCAAGCATGGGATGCAGTTGCTGTTGGTAGAAGTGCTGGCCAAACAGATCAATCTTATTATGCAGTTGCTGTTGGTAGAAGTGCTGGTCAGACTTGCCAAGGATACAAAGCAGTTGCCATGGGTCGTTATGCTGGTCAAAATTGCCAACAATATCAAGCAGTTGCCATTGGTACCGAAGCAGGTCGTTATTCTCAACAAGATGATTCAGTAGCAATCGGTTCTTTTGCTGGTAGAACTTGCCAAGGTTTCAAATCAGTTGCTATCGGTTCTGATGCTGGTTACACTCATCAAGGATGTTGGTCAGTTGCTATTGGTAGAAGTGCTGGATGTTATCACCAAGGACATTCATCTGTTGCTATCGGTCACGTTGCTGGTACTAATTGTCAAGGAGCAGATGCTGTTGCTGTCGGTGTAGGTGCTGGTAAAAACAATCAACAAAATAATGCAATCGCTATCGGTAATAGAGCTGGTTACGGATGCTGTTGTGGCCAAGGCGAAAATTCAATTATGATTGGTGCTTTGGCTGGTTTCTGTTACTCAGCAACAAATTCTATCGTATTGAATGCTTCAGGAACACATCTAAATCCTTGTAATTCTGGTTTCTATGTTAATCCTATTCGTGCTAACAATGCTGTAGGTGGTAATGTTACTACATACAATACAACAACAAAAGAACTTGTTTATTCTAATGTAACAATCAATAATCAAGGTATCACATTAGCCAACGGTACAAACATCACAGATACTGCTGGTTCTGCCAATGTTTATATCAAGTATCTACAACAAGGATCTTCAAGTAATGTAACCTTCTATAATCCAATTTCTGGAGAATTGACTTATGGTGCTATCAACGCATCACAAATTGCTAATGGTTCATATATTTGGGCTGTAAGTGGTGTAGATGGTCATCTTTACTCCGATCTAGGAACAGAGATTGCTGACTCGGCAACTAATGTTCTTATTGGTCAAGGATTAGATTTAAGCAATACGAATGAGTATAGGGTTGCAATTGGTAATAATGCTGGCCAAAACGGCCAAGGTGGTTGTACAGTAGCTATTGGTACTAATGCAGGTTATTCATGTCAATATTGTGGTGCAATTGCAATTGGTGTTAATGCGGGTCATTGTAGTCAATACTATAACGCTATTGCAATTGGTAATCATGCTGGCGAATCTCAATTGTGGGATGCAGTTGCTTTAGGTAGAAGTGCTGGTAGTTCAGGACAACACGAGTACGCAGTTGCTGTTGGTAGAAGTGCTGGTCAAACTTGCCAAGGATACAAAGCAGTTGCTATCGGCCGTTACGCAGGTGAATGTCACCAACAGTACCAATCAGTTGCTATCGGTACTGAAGCGGGTAGATATTGTCAAGTAGACTGTTCAGTTGCCGTTGGTTCTTTTGCTGGTACTCATTGCCAAAACTATAAAGCAACTGCATTAGGTGGCTATGCAGGTAATTATCACCAACAAAGCTTTGCTGTTGCCGTTGGATACAATGCTGGTTCGTGTACTCAAGGAACAGCTGCTGTTGCTTTAGGTCATGCTGCTGGTGAATATTGCCAAGGCGGTGATTCCGTTGCAATTGGTAGAGCAGCTGGTAGACATTGTCAAAGAGGTGACAGTATCGCAATTGGTACAAGAGCAGGTTACGAAACTCAAGGATGTGGTGCTATTGCAATTGGTACTGGTGCTGGATACGGCAACAGTTGTTCTCAAGGTCAATATTCTATTGCAATTGGTTACGATGCTGGTTTCAATCGTGCAGCTGCAGGATCTATCATATTGAATGCTTCAGGTAACGATTTGAGTACTTCAAATTCTGGTTTCTATGTATCTTCTACACGTTACGAAGAAAGACAAAATCCAACATATGATGGTATTGCTTTCTATAATGCAAGTACAAAAGAGTTTAGTTATTCATATGCCTTGGATGGTGGAGAGTTCTAAAAGAGTTAGATATATAATATATTAATTATAGGAGTGTGAGATGAGTCAAGAAAAGTATATGAGTAACTATGTGGATTTGTTAAAGTCCACATTAAATGATCAAATCAGTCGTAATCTCCAGTTACAGGCAACAGCCAAGACACAAGGTGAGATTATAACTGAAATGAACGCACAAGTAACCAATGCTGCCGAAAATCTTCAGGTGGAAAATTCTCAAGCATTGGCATTGGCTACACAAAAACAACAAGAGTTGTCGGAACAAGTTAATAGTTTAACAAAAAGAATTGAACAACTCAATGTTGATAAGCAAAATGAAGTGGTTAAGTTAACTGAATATTTTAAAAATCAAATTGCTCAATCGAATACTGATAGAGCAACTGAAACAAGTAATTATAAAAAAACTTTGGGTGATTTGACTAAAAGAATAAATGAATTACAAATTGCTAATATTGAATATCAAAATCAATTGGCTGCACCAAATAATGTACAAACTGAATTAGAAAATACTAATATTCTTGTAGAAAATTTGAAAGCTGAATTGGTTAGCATGGATAAAGAGTTGTCACACATGGATACTCTAAAGAATCAGTTGATTAATACTCAAGGTATGGTTCAAGAAAGAGATGCTATTATTGATGAACTGAATGCTACGATTGAAAATTTGAAGACTACTCCTACCAAGAAAAAGAAAACTAGTGTTGACTCGGATGAACCGGTTTCAACATTAGAAACAGCAACACAGGAAAATGGTGGAAGTTTTTAAATAGATGACATCAAACACAATAGTTTTACTTAAAAAATCCGGTATATCAGGAAACACTCCATCAGACCTAGTGTATGGTGAGGTTGCTCTTAACTATGCCGAAGGTAAACTATTCTATAAGAATGGTGTTGGTATCAAGTACATTACCAACCAAAAAACATTCTCAACAATCAATGCCAACTCTACACTCATTATAGCCGGTTCTTATACCGACACAATAAATTTTGTAGGAAATAATGGTATCACCGTAGTCGGTGATGCTATCAATAACAAGGTAACAATTGCTCTCGATCCATCATACTCAGGTGGAGGCGGTGGTGTTGGTGCTACAGGTGCTACTGGACCTATGGGTCCAACAGGACCGACTGGTCCAACAGGACCTGCAGGTGGCGGTGGCGGCGGTGCTAGTATTCCAATCGATGTACCTACAGGTCCAACGGCATACGTTCCATTAATTCAAGAAACATCAGGTTATCTCGACCATGTATACACAGATGGTATCAGTTTAACTTATGATGTTGCCAACAATACACTCAATACTCAAAGTCTAAGTGTAACTCCAAATGTGGTGTTCTCATCTTCAATTTTGGATTTGACAACGACAGACCAGGTTGTATTTGATTCTTTTCCAGCCAGAGAATATAGAAGTGCTTTCTATGATATAGATTTGGAAAACGGTGCAAGTTATCATTCTTTAAATTTAAACATTTTAAATTATGATTATAGTGCAACAGCACAAACTTTTGGTGATGTTTACAACTTAACACCATTAGGTACCTTTAGTGCTAATGTGTATGCTGATATAGTGAATGTATTGTTCACACCAACCATTGCAAATACAAGTGTTTCTTTTTCCAGAAAAGCTATAAAACCAAGACAAACTGCCATAATTCTTGGTGATTTGGGATATATTATTGATCCAGCAGTCGTATTTTATGATAGTGGATTGGTTGTTGATTCAGTAGGACGTACTATTGATTACGGAACAATCTGACCACATGATTATAAATAACCAAAACATTTTAAGGTAAAGAATGGCTACCACACAATTACAACTTAGACGAGGTAATACAGCAAGTATATCAGCCTTTACTGGCGCTCTTGCTGAAGTTATCTATGATACAGACGAAAAAACATTAGTTGTTCAGGACGGTTCCACGAGTGGTGGTTTCTATCTGGCTCAAAGAGAAGAAGCAAATGCAGCTTTTAATTTGGCCAATTCTGCTAATGTTCTGGCACAATCAGCATATAATTCTGGTAATGCCACTTTAACTTATGCAACTTCATCATTTAATAAAGCTAATGCAGCTAATGTACTAGCACAGTCAGCTTATGCTAACGGAAATAATACATTAGTGTTAGCTCAATCAGCTTACGCTAATGGTAATAATACCTTCACATTCTCACAGTCGGCTTATAATGTTGCTAACTCATCAAATACGGTGGCTTTTTCAGCATACGACCATGCCAATACAGCATACACAAATGCAGGAGATGCTTACAACTACGCAACAAGTGTAGATACAAAAGCAAGCGCAGCTTTCAATAAAGCCAATGCAGCTAATGTCTTAGCTCAATCGGCATATAATTCTTCAAATACTAAATTCAGTTCTTCTGGTGGTACAATTTCCGGTAATGTAGACATTACTGGTCAAGCTAATGTGTCACAAAGATTGACTATTGGTACAGGTTCATATACCGTTTTACCTAATTTGATTTCTCAGTTTACTGGTAATTCGGATTACTACTCACAAATTAACCAACAAAACTTATCAGGCAATGGTTCTGGTGATATTGTTGTTACTGCTGATAACGGTACAGACCAAATCAATTTTATTGATATGGGTATGGCAGGTAGTGTATATGATGACGCTACACCAAATGCTTATCCAACAACAAAGCCAAATGATGGTTATTTGTATTTGGTTGGTAATCCTGGTGCTAATTTTGGTGGTAACTTAGTAATTGGTACTGCTGGCTCAGGATCACATGCAGATATTTCTTTCGTACAAGGTACAGGATATGATGAATCAGCAAGATTGGTATATGGCCAAGGTCTTGTTATTGAAACAGGTACAGTATCTTCATCAAATAACACAGGCGCTTTAGTTGTTCGAGGTGGTGTTGGTGTTCAAGGTGCTGTACATGCTGATGCTGTTTATGACGGCACAGTTCGTTTGGCTGATGTACAAACATACTCAACTGCGGGTTTTAATAAAGCCAATACAGCTAATGTTACAGCACAAAATGCATACAATTTGGCCAATACTGCCAATGTAACAGCACAAGCTGGATTCGATAAGGCCAATGCAGCCTATGATTTAGGTAGCAGTACACTTACATATGCCACATCAGGTTTCAATAAAGCAAATGCAGCCAATGTTCTAGCACAATCATCATATGACTCCGGTAATAATACCATGACATATGCCACGGCTGGTTTCAACAAAGCCAATGCTGCTAATGTATTAGCTCAGGCAGCGTACGATAATTCAAACACAAAATTTAATTCATCAGGCGGTACAATCTCTGGTGATACAGTTGTTACTGGTAACCTAACAGTTACTGGTACAACATTTTATGCCAATACAAAGAATGTATTAGTTGAGGACAATATCATTACATTGAATAGTAATGTAACTGGTACACCAACACTCAATGCTGGTATAGAAGTTAATCGTGGAAATCAAACAAACACATCTTTTGTATGGAATGAAACCAATAAAGATTGGGAATTCACAAATGATGGTACAAATTATAAAGTTGTTGCTGATGCAGCCAATGTAACTAATATTGGTGTATATGCAAATAGTGGTATCACATTAGCACAATCTTCATACGATTTAGGAAATGCCACGGCAACATATGCTACGGCAGGTTTCAATAAAGCAAATGCAGCCAATGTTCTAGCACAATCATCATATGACTCCGGTAATAATACCATGACATATGCAACTGCTGGATTTAATAAGGCAAATGCAGCCAATGTTCTTGCTCAGTCTGCTTATGATTCAGGCAATAATACATTAACTTACGCTACATCAGGTTTCAATAAGGCAAATGCGGCTAATGTTTTAGCACAATCTGCTTATGATTTTGGTAATACAGTAAATGCTTATGCTTTCTCAGCATATAGTCATTCAAATAATACACTTACATATGCTACGGCTGGTTTTGATAAGGCAAATGCAGCTAATGTACTAGCACAAAGTGCTTACGATTCAGCAAACAATGTATTTCCACAGATTCAACCATCATTCAACAAAGCAAATGCAGCTAACGTACTTGCACAAAGTGCTTACGACTCAGGTAATAATACATTAACCTATGCTACGGCTGGTTTTAATAAGGCTAATGCGGCCAATATTCTAGCACAATCTAGTTACGATAAAGGCAACACAACATTAACTTATGCAACAGCTGCATTTGATAAAACAAATTCAAGTTATAACTTTGCTAACTCTGTAAACACATATGCTTTCTCTGCTTATGCTTCGTCTAATACTAAGGCAACTGTATACAATACAAGTTCAGCACCAACATCAGCACAAGTAGATGATATTTGGATTGATACAAACTCTGGTATTGAATATGTAAACATCAGTTCTAACTCTGCTGTCCAATGGGTTGAATTTGGACCTCTAGGTACTCCACAGAATGTTACGGCTAACCTACAGTTTGCTGACCAGACTATCTTCAGTACATATCCAAATAGAGATATTACAGTATTGAGCTCTGGTACAGGTAATATTTTATTGACAGCACCATCCGTTAATTTCTCCGGTAATATTATTGCCAATGTTGGTAACGGAACTGCAACATTTAATAATCTTAAATCTGCTTATTTTCGTGTTAATACGGCTACCATTCAAGCTAACTCAGCTGCCATTAATATTGTTGGTTCAAACGGTTATTATACACAGCAACCAACATCCAACGGTTACATGATGCAAATTACCGGTTTGGATAATACAACCACTAGGGTTGTTATTGATGCTGCAAGTACAGATGGTTCTGCTTATTCAGCATTTGTTGGTCGTAAGGCAAGAGGCACACATCAAAATCCAACTGCTGCACAAAGCGGTGATATTCTAGCCAAGTTTACTGGTAACGGATACGGCACATCAGGATATGGTGTAAATGCTGGTGGCGCTTCAGTTGAGATGCACGCTATAGAAAACTATACCGATACATCAAGAGGCGCAAGTCTTGTAATTGCTACAACACCGATGGGTTCAAATGTAAGAACAACATCAGCAACATTTACTGCTACTGATTTGACTCTAACAGGTAATGTTATTGCCAATTCTTCAGGATTAACTTCAAGTTTCTTTAACTTGAATATTGGTGGTTCTCTCACATATGCTTATCAAACTGATACAGCTAACACAACACAGTATATCAATTACAATACACAAGAATTACAATTTATACCAATAACTGGCACAACAACACTTGTACATCAAAACATTGCTGCTGGTAGAAAAGTTGTAGTTGTTGTGAATAACACTTCAGGTTCAGACCAAACAATCAACCTAGGTGTACCAATAAATAATTGTACAGCTACTAGAGGAAGAAACGGTAACTATGGTTCACCAGCCAATACTGCAACTGTATTCTCAGGAACAACAGCATTCTTTACCTTCTTTGCTTTTGGAACATCTACATCAAACGTATACTGCTCAATCACACCGACCTAAGAGATAAATAAAACATGGCAACATTTAGTTTTCCCAATTCACCATCTCTTAACCAGACATATACATTTCAAGGCAAAACTTGGAAATATAATGGTACTGGTTGGGCTTTGGTTACCAATGTTGACATTGCACAGTCGGCATGGAATACAGCTAATTTAGCATACATCAATTCAAACACAGCTGACATTCTAGCACAAGCTGCATATGATACAGCCAATACAAAGTTCAGTTCATCTGGTGGTACTATCACAGGTCCCACAACAATTGCAGCTAATGTCACTATTTCTGGTAACAACAATTTAACTGTTACTGGTAACTTAAATGTTTTAGGTTATACAACCACAAGTTATACAAACTCTTTGACCTTGTCAAATGCTATGTTTAGTTTGCATACATCGAATACATTAGGACCATTGACAACAAATGATGGTTTGAATATTGGTATGGCATTTCATTACTATGATACTGCTGATAAACAAGCTATCTTAGTAAGAGAAAATTCAACTGGTTATTTGATTTGGTATAACACTTCTACCAATCTTATTGGTAATACCGATAGTAAAGGTATTACAATGGGAACATTCCAAACGGATGCTCTTATTGCCAATACGGTTTTGGCCAATGGTATTGAATTGTATGCCTTTACAACATCCGCATATAATGCTGGCAACAACACATTAACTTATGCTACTGCAGGATTCAATAAAGCAAATGCAGCCAATGTTTTGGCACAAAGTGCTTACGATTCAGGAAATAGTACATTAACCTATGCAACAGCTGGATTTAACAAGGCTAATGCTGCAAATGTTCTAGCACAGTCTTCATATGACTTTGCCAATACGGTCAATACTTATTCATTCTCAGCATATTCTTACGCAAATTCTACCAACACATTAACAGTTGCTGGTTTTAATAAAGCTAATGCTGCTAATGTTTTAGCGCAATCAGCATATGATTCTGGCAACAGCACTCTAACATATGCTACATCAGGTTTCAATGAGGCTAATGCTGCTAATGTATTGGCACAAAGTTCTTATGACTTTGCAAATACTGTTAATACATATGCGTTCTCTGCATACTCATATGCAAATGCAACAAATACTCTAACAGTATCAGCATATAATAAAGCAAACGCTGCAAATGTATTGGCTCAATCTGCCTACGATGCTGGTAATTCTACAAACACTTTAACAGTATCCTCTTATAACAAAGCCAATGCAGCCAATGTTTTGGCACAGTCTGCTTATGATTCTGGTAATAATACCTACACATATGCACAGTCTGGTTATACTAAAGCCAACAATGCAGTTCAAACAGCATTTGTTACTGTGTCTGCTAACGGCACTTCAATTACACCATCAAGCAACAATGATACATTAACAATCACTGCTGCTACCGCTAACGGTATTAATGTTCTCAATCCATCTTCCAAGACTATTGATTTTGGTTTAAGAACATCTGGTGTGACTGCTGGTAACTATGGTAGTTCCACAAACATTCCAGTAATTGCTGTTGATGCTTTTGGTCGTATCACATCAGCATCTAACACATCCATCTCAACATCTATCAGTTTATCTGGTACAACAGGTTCAGGTTCAGTATCTGGTGGTGGTACATTAACATTCAATTCAACGAATGGTGTAACAGAATCTATTTCTGGTTCTACAATCACCATCAATACACCACAAGATTTAAGAACATCTGCATCACCTACATTCGTTGGTTTAACAACGACTGGTGATGTAAATATTGCTGGTAATCTTTCTGTTGCTGGCACATACACATATTCAAATACACAAGTATTCCAAACAGTTGATTCATTGATTGAATTGGCCGCAAACAATACATCCGATGTAGTTGATATTGGTTTCTACGGACAATACAATACTAACAAGTATGCTGGTTTGGTTAGAACTGGTGGTGGAAACTTTGCTCTGTTCAAAGAGTTGTCATCACCAACATCTAACACATTTGGTAACATCACACTAGGTAACTATGGTACTCTAAGAGCCAATTTAACTGGCGGTATGATTTCTGGATTGGCCAATACGATTGGTATCGTAGATGGTGGTACTAATAACTCCACATACACGACTGGTGCTTTGTTACAGTACAATGGTTCTGCCATCGTATCATTAGCCAACACTGGTGTATCTGCTGGTATCACATACGGTAATACAACATCTATACCATCTATCACATTGGATGCTTATGGTCGTGTTACTTCAATTTCTAATAATGCAATCTATGTTCCACCAGGAACTTCTATTGTTGCTAATACAGGCCAATTAACTGCTAATGCTGCAACAGGTATCGTAGCACTTGGACTTGCCACAACTGCCGTATCTGCTGGCAACTATGGTGGTTCTACACAGATTCCAGTTCTTGCTATTGATGCTTATGGTAGAATAACATCAGCATCTAATACTTCTGTATCAACTACAATTAGTTTGGCTGCTGGATCTGGTTCAGGTTCTGTATCTGGTGGCGGTACATTAACAGTATCTGGTGGTACAGGTATCACCACATCAGCATCTGGTTCTACAATTACGATTACGAATTCTGGTGTTACATCATTAACTTCGAATTCAACTGGTAGAATCACACAGAGTTCCACAACGGGTGCTGTTACATTTGACTTGGCAACAACTTCTGTAACTGCTGCTACATATAACTATTCAACAATTCAAGTTGATGCTTATGGTCGTATAACATCAGCAAGTTCTGGTACACCTGTTACAACATTCAATACAAGAAGTGGTGCTGTTACATTAAGTTCTTCTGATGTTACAACGGCACTAACATATACTCCTGCTAACATAGCTGGTGATACATTTACTGGTGCAGTTACAGTACCTTCATTGAAGGCTAATACTTCTGTAACAGTTAATACATCAGGCTTCATTACGTCTACTTCTTACACAACTAGTTCCACATCACAAGTTACGGTTGATTCATTTGCAACAGCAACTTATAGGAGCGCTAAATATCTAGCACAGATGACTTCAGGTACAAGTTATCATGTGATTGAATTAAGAGTGGTACATGACGGAACTAATCCGTTATTAGCACAATATGGTGAAATCTTTACTGGTTCATCATTAGGAACATTTGATGTATCAATCACAACCGGTAATTTGAATCTGTTGTTTACTCCAACTAACTCTGCCACAACTGTTAAACTGATAAGGACTAACATCGTGGTGTAAATGTGAAAGTATATTATGAATGGTGAATGGTGTTATTTCAAGTCACGGTTTTCCAAAGAAGACTGTGACAAAATTCTAAAACTTGGTTTACAAATAGAACCAAAAGAAGCTTCTCTCGGTGTTGCTGGTCTCAATGAGAATCAGAACACCGATTATCGTAGAAGTAAAGTTCGATTTATCCAATCCGACAATACAGACTTTCAGTTTGTCTTTGATGAGATATGGAAGATGGGTATTACGGCCAATCGACAATGGTTCAATTTTCACATTACCAATCTATCATTTCTCCAACTGGCAGAGTATGATGAATCATATCAAGGTGAATACAAGAAACACCATGATGTTTTTTGGGTGAACAACGACAAGTACCATCGTAAATTAACTTGTGTCATACAGTTGACTGATCCATCCGAATATGAGGGTGGTGAATTTGAAATGTTTGATTTGGCCGAATATCCAAACAAAGAAGAATTAAAAGAACAAGGTACAGTTATCTTTCTTCCTTCTTTTATTCCTCATATGGTTCATCCTGTGACCAAAGGAACTCGATATTCATTAACAGCATGGTTTGAAGGGAATAAATGGCAATGAAATTTCATGTACTAGGTTTACCACACACAGTCACTAGCAAAGAATACAATGCTTGTGCATACACTCAGAAGGTCGTTAAGTTCTGTAAGATGATGACAGAACGAGGACACACAGTCATTCATTATGGCCACGAAGAATCTAATCCAATTTGTACTGAACATGTCACAGTATTAAGTTCTGATGATTGGAAACAAACTTATGGTGACCATGATTGGCGTAAACACTTCTTTAAGTTTGATACAAATGACCATGCTTACCAAACTTTTTATAAAAATGCTATTGAAGAAGTTGGCAAAAGAAAAGAAAAAAATGATTTCATCTTACCATTTTGGGGCTCAGGTGTTCGTCCCGTTTGTGATGCACATCCAGATTTAATCTGTGTAGAACCAGGAATTGGATATCCAGCTGGTCATTGGGCTCGATTTAAAATCTTTGAATCGTATGCAGTCTATCATGCCTATTATGGATTAGAATCGGTTGGTACCTGTAAACAGGACTGGTATGATGTGGTGATACCAAACTATTTTGATCCTGATGACTTTGAGTATGCACCAGAAGAAAAAGAGAATTACTTTTTATTTCTAGGACGTGTATATGAAGGCAAAGGTGTTAACATTGCCGTTCAGGCTACTCAAGCTATTGGTGCCAAACTCATCATTGCTGGTCAAAATTCATTGAAAGATATGGGTTATACAGAAACACCAGCACATGTGATTGAATTAGGTTATGCTGATATTCAAGCTAGAAAAGATTTGATGTCTGCGGCTAAAGGTGCCTTTGTGGCGTCTTTGTATAACGAACCATTTGGTGGTGTTCAAGTTGAATGTTTGTTCTCTGGTACACCAACAATCACAACAGATTGGGGAAGTTTCACGGAAAACAATATTCATGGTGTGACTGGTTATCGTTGCAGAACCTTTGAACAATTTGTATGGGCAGCCAAAAATATTGATAAAATTAAACCACAAGCATGTAGAGATTTTGCTATGAATAACTTTAGTCTAGATGTGGTTGTTAAGAAATATGAAGAATACTTTCAGTCTGTATTGAATGTTTATACAGGTAATGGATGGTATGAACCTAACTTAAAAAGAACAGATTTAGACTGGTTAACCAAATATTATCCTACATAAATAAACTATAATAATAACAAGAGGATAGTGAATCTTGGCCACTTCATCTAACTTTGTAGTTAAGAACGGTTTGACCGTTGGTACTACAAACGTCATCAATTCATCAGGACAATGGGTAGGATCTCCCAGCGGACTCATAGGTGCTACTGGTGCTACTGGACCTACCGGAGCCACAGGGTCAACCGGACCTACGGGACCTGCAGGAGCTACAGGTTCTACCGGCCCAACGGGATCAACAGGACCAACTGGTGCTACGGGTCCTGCTGGCACCAATGGTACTAACGGAGCAACCGGTGCTACTGGTGCAACAGGTCTTCAAGGCAATGCAGGTCCAACAGGACCTACTGGTTCTACGGGACCAACAGGACCTACTGGTGGTCAAGGTGCAACAGGTGTTACTGGTCCTACAGGTCCTTATGGACCAACAGGTCCTTCGGGTCCTACTGGACCGACAGGACCCACAGGACCTACTGGTGCTACAGGTTCTTTTTCAGGTACAACTTCGTCAAGCGTATCATTTACAGGATCATTCTCAACATACAATCAGTTAATATATCCACAACCTGGAGCTTGGGTAGAAGGTATTTCATTTTCTATGTCCTCAACATCAACATGGGGTGGTTTAAGGTGGCGTAGAGAAAGAGGTAATTATGATGGTAATTGGTATATTGGATTTACCGCATTAGATTCTTCAGATGATTTGGTTTTTGGTGCAAACAATGGCGGTAGTCAAATTGATAATATTCTTAGATTAGTTAAATCAGGATATGTATACACAAATTATAGTTTAAGATCACCAATATTTTATGACCAAAATGACACTGGTTATTATGCTGATCCAAATAATACATCATACTTCTATCGTTTGTTTACAACAAATAGTGGTGGAATAACAATAAATGGTGGATCATCTTTTATTTTGGGAGGTTCTGGTGCAACTTTTGATAATTCAACTGGAGCTAGATTAAGTGAAAGCTATGGAGCATTATGGAATTTTTCAAACTCTGCTACATGGCACCATCAAGTTATTAATGGTTCATCATTAGTTGGATTTACAGCATCTGGTGGAAATTATGGTAGCGGAAATATATACGCTTCAGGTAATATTACTGCATATTATTCGGATGAAAGATTAAAAGAAAAAGTTGGTAAAATAGATAATGCATTACAAAGTGTATTATCTTTAAACGCATTTAAATATATCAATAATGATATAGCTGTAGAAAAAGGTTTTAAAGGAACCGAAGTTCAGGTAGGTTTATCTGCACAAGAAATTCAAAAAATATTACCTGAAGTTGTTAGTCTTGCTCCATTTGATATGCAAGGTGTTCCAGAAACAGGTGAAATTGTATCCAAATCAGGAGAAAACTATTTAACAGTAGATTATTCTAGATTGGTTCCTTTACTCATTGAAGCCATCAAAGAGCAACAACAACAAATAGAAGAATTGAGAAGGTTAATCAATGGCAACTAGTTCTAATTTTGTCGTTAAAAATGGACTAACTGTTGGTTCAACCAATGTTATCAATGCATCTGGTGCTTGGGTTGGTCCTTCATCTGGTTTGATTGGTGCTACAGGTTCAACAGGACCTCAAGGTGCTACGGGACCTACAGGTCCTACAGGTCCAACCGGTGCCACAGGTAGTCAAGGACCAACAGGACCAACCGGTTCAACAGGACCTACAGGTCCAACAGGTGCTACAGGCAGTCAAGGTTTAACTGGACCTACTGGTCCTGGTGGTCCTACGGGTCCAACTGGACCAACTGGTGCCACAGGTGTTACAGGTCCAACGGGACCTAGTGGGCCAACAGGACCTAGTGGACCTACAGGTCCAACTGGACCGACTGGTGCTACTGGCGCTGTAGCTCCAAATTTTACTTCAGCAATATCATCAAATCCTTTAACACCTGATAGTCCAGCATCACTCAATGACATTGGTTATGTTAATTCAATTCCAAGTTTATATGGCCAAACTGATGGAGGATTGTATGTTGCTGGTTATAGCACTTCTTGGTATCATGAAATTTATGGTGATTTTAGAACAGGTCAATTAGCAGTTCGTGGAAAAAATAACGGAACATGGCAGTCTTGGTATTTAATTCCATCTTATGGTTATAATACTGCTGGTAATTTATATGCTTCAGTATATTATGATTCAAATAATACTGGTTATTATCTTGATCCAAACAACACTTCAAATTTAAACGTTCTACAATCTCAGTTACATTATAACGCTAGTTGGTATTATTATTCTGATGGTCCAAGAAATGCTAGCGATTCTTCTTTGTATCCTAATAGTTATGCTAGAGCGTTTAGATTCGATTTTGTTGGAGCAGGCTCAACATCAACAGGTGGTAATTATGCCGGAGTTCTTTCTTTTCATCCTTGGGACGGAACATCAGCATCTACAGGTGATGCATCATATCAATTAGGTTTTGGTTCTACTACAACAAATCTAAATGGTTATCCACAATTAGTTATTCGTAATGGTATTAATACATCTTGGGGTTCTTGGTATTATATTCCAATGTATAATTTGAATCAATATGCAGGTAACTTTTTTGCTACAGTATATTACGATGCAAATGACACAGGTTATTATCTCGATGCAAATGGTAGTTTTAATTTTTATTACAATGGAACAGGACGAGTTTATACTGATGGATCAGGTATACATATAACCAACGCAGAAGGTACCGGTTCAGATGTTCGTGTAGGTTCTGCATGGAATAGACCTGGAACATATAACGGTTCTTATTATTGTATTGGCGCTGAAAGTTTTATCGAATTTAGAATTGCTAACGTTCAAAACGGTTACGTTCAAAGTAGTAATCTTTACATGGCAGGTAACGTTACTGCTTATTCTTCGGATAAAAGACTTAAAGATAATGTTCGTAATATTGATAACGCATTGGATAAATTATCTAAGATCAGAGGTGTTTATTTTGATTGGAATGATGTTGGATCTAAATGGGGTTTTCAACCAGATACTGTTCACGATGTTGGCGTCATTGCACAAGAAGTTCAAGAAGTTTTACCTGAAGTTGTTAAACAAGCTCCTTTTGATTGGGATACAGATACAGAACAATCTAAGTCTGGTGAAAACTATTTAACAGTTCAGTATGATAAAATTGTTCCATTACTCATCGAAGCCATCAAAGAATTAAATTTAAAAGTAGAAAAGTTAGAGGCTAAGAATGGCAACTAGTTCAAATTTTGTTGTTAAGAATGGCCTTACAGTTGGTTCAACACAGGTCATCAATTCATCTGGTGCTTGGGTTGGTCCAAATAGTGGCCTTGTTGGTGCTACAGGTGCTACGGGTCCAACTGGTCTTACTGGACCTACAGGTCCGACTGGAGCCACAGGTCTAACAGGTTCCACAGGACCTACGGGGCCTACAGGACCAACAGGTAGTACAGGACCAACGGGACCTACTGGACCCACAGGTCCTCAAGGCGCTACTGGTGTTACAGGTCCAACAGGACCTGGAGGACCTACTGGACCAACAGGTCCGACTGGACCAACGGGACCTAGTGGACCTACTGGTCCAACAGGTGCCACAGGTGCTTCACCATTTTCATTGAATGGCACATCAGCATATTATACGGCTGGTAATGTTGGTATTGGAACAAGCAGTGCAATAAGCACATTAACAGTTTCTAGAAACGGTGCTACATCCGTATCATCAGTAGATTCAAGTTCTACAGCACATTTAAATTTAATTGGTGCTGATGCTAAAGTTAGGTTACAATTAGGAACCGGAAATAGTTTATATAGCACATATGCAGGTTGGATTCAAGCAAGTTATGATAATGGCGGAGGTAGTAATGGTGTTGAAGCATTATTGTTAAATCCTATTGGTGGCAATGTCAATATTGGATATCAAGGTGATGCTGGTTATAAATTATATGTTAATGGAACTGCATCTGCATCAAGTGATTTTAGAGCTCCAGTATTTTATGATTCAGATAATACTGGTTATTATGTAAATCCTAATGGTAATACAGTATTACAAAACCTTTATATTGGTGGTGGTTCAGCACTATTACAACCAGGTAATGTAAATAGAAATACTTATTGGACTTCTACTGGTTCTAGTGATATAGGTATATCATTTTTTAGTAGTAGTGGTTGGGCTATGCAGTTATATGCTAACTATAATGATGGTTATGGTTTTTTAGCTAGTAATTGGGGAAATTGGGATATTAAGAAAGTTCCTGGTGGAGTTTTATATTTAAACAATACTACTAGTTATTATTTAAATCCTCCAAGCACTTCCGTATTAAGCACACTTTATGCCGCTATTATGTACGACACAGATAACTCTGGTTATTATTGTGATCCTAATGGCACATCAAATATAAATTATTTACAATGTGCAAATTATATTGGTCTTGGAGGTAATGCTTACAATACTAATATGTCTGGCACATATGGTGTTTCAATATATCACGCAAATTATCCGGCAGTTGGATTTCAAAATAATTCTGGTTATAATTGGTTAATTTATAAACAAAGTACCAGATTGAGTATATGGAATAGTACAGATGGTGATATGGTCAATTTTTATCCAGGTCCATATACACAATTCGCAGGTTCAGTAAGAGCACCAATATTTTATGATTCTGATGATACTAGTTATTATACAAATCCAAATAGTTATTCACAACTTCGACACTTAACATTAGGTCATTACAATGATCCACTTGGTTATAGTGGTGGTTATTACGATATAAATTTTTATGGGTATCGTGACGTTGGCCAAGATTTTTATGCTGCCAAAATTAGAGGACAAAGGACAAATAATTGTTGTGGTGGAAATTGGTTATGTCAAGGTTCGATACTGCAATTTTATACTTTTCAAGGTTGTGCATCAGGTAACGGCGACTCAAATTTAGGTTTGAGAGCAACATTCGACAATGATTGTTCATTTACAGGCAACGTTACTGCATATTCTTCAGACAAAAGATTAAAAACAAATATAAATCGTATTACTGGAGCTATGGATAAAGTGAACCAGTTAACAGGTTTTACTTTTAACTGGAATCAAACAGCATATGATTTAGCAGAATATGACATGCAAAAAAATCAGGTTGGTGTTTTTGCTCAAGAAGTGGAAGAAGTGTTACCTGAAGCTGTTGCATTAGCACCATTCGATACAGATTTTGAAAATGGTAGAGTTTCAAAATCAGGTGAAAATTATTTAACTGTTCAGTATGAAAAATTAGTACCATTGTTAATTGAAGCGTTAAAAGAACAAGATGTTCGTATTCGTGAATTGGAAAAAAAATTAAATGCTAAATAATTTTGAAAATATAATAAGATCCTGGAAAATTTCTTTAGCTCCAAATGAAGAACAAAAAAAATTGGCAAATAAAAGAAAAGAAATTTGTCAAAAATGTGAATCGTGTAAAGAATTTAATAATGAAATTTTAAAAAGAATAGTTGAATATTATTGTGATGAATGTAAATGTCCAATAGGTAAAAAAATATATTCAGTTACAGAATCGTGTCCAAAAAATAAATGGAGTAATTAATGTACGCAAGATTGAAACCCACAAAAGTTTTAGGTAAAACATTAGACAGACTAAATGTTAGTATTATAAATTATGTTCTAGGATCATCTAGGCCCATTTTGGGATATTCTATTATTGCGGACGATGATACCACAATTACTTCAGGAAATATTAATCTGGATGAAACAACATATACAAATTGGACAACAAATGATGAGATTTTGTTGGAATATGTTGCATCAAATTTAAATATTGAGATATTAGATATCACAAAAGTAACAAAAACTTCAGAAGAATTTTTGAAAGAAGATCCAAATTTAGAAACAAGATAATTAATTTAAAGAAACATATATAATATTTCAACAGCCAAAATTTTAGGAGAAAACTATGGCCAATACTCTAGCATCTTTTGCTAATTCCCAATGGACTTATAGCCACACGGTTAAAAGTCTCAAAGTCCGTGATATTACTCATACTAGTAACACATATCCTAATACAGTCATCCAGACTTATTGGGAATATTCTGCCAATACACCAGATGGTGTAACAGGAACATTTAATGGTGCAACTCCATTTACAATTGATCCTACTTCCAATAATTTCTCATTTATAGATTTTGAAAACCTAAAAGAAGAAGATGTTTGGAACTGGATATATAATGTTGTAACAGATAGTTATGCACAACATGTCCAAGAGAAGATTGCTGAACAGATTAATACCAAAATTAATATTATCACAGAACCATCTTTGCCATGGGCTCCAGCAAATACTTCAAATACAGCTGGATAAATATAAAGTCATCATTAACACATAAAGGAAACTGAAATGACCGAACAAACACAAAATCAAAGTGAACAAAAAGTTACACTAACATTAACCGTAAATCAGATTAATGTAATTATTGCTGGATTGGATGAATTGCCACACAAATTCAGCCGTAAATTGCTTGATGAAATTCAACAACAAGCTGTACCACAACTCCAAAACAACCAGTTACAGGGTGATTTGGCTAATAAGGTAGTTAACTAAAAGAAGAAGACTGAAACATGGCGCTGTTAACCAATATTTTATCACCAGACACTACTGTAAAGTATGTCAAAGAAAATGCTGAAGCTGATTGGGAAGTTTATGTTCCAACGGGTGATGATGATCCTAATCTAGCATTAGAAGATTATTACAAAGTTGTTGAACATGAAAAGCCACATGAGTCTTTTGACATTGATGGAATTTGGAAGACAGTCGCTTTTGTTCACATCAATAGGACTTTAAGGCAAGTTCATTTACACTACGGAGTCGATAGAATATGACGTTACAATCATCTGGCGCAATATCTTTATCTGATGTAAACGTAGAACTAGGCAGGTCCAGTACAGCAACAATTTGTATGAATTGTTCTTCGGTCAGATGTTTGTTTGGCGTTTCTTCAGGCGCCATTAGTATGAGTAGTGGTTATGGTAAATCCAGCATACCAAAAGGTTCGGGTACATACACAGCTCCAGGATGTTATACATTTGTTGTTCCACAGAAAACTACACGTTTGAGTGCGCTTGCTATTTCAGGCGGATCAGCTGGAAGCAAACCATACTCATACTTTTATCCGTGTTATAGTATAGGTACTTGGACTTACTATCCTTACGCTGGTTATGTTACCGGCGGAACTGGAGGTTACGGTGGCGGCATATCTTATAGAAATAATTTTTCTGTTGCTACCGGACAAAATCTGACTGTTCGAGTTGGAGCTTGTCAAGGTTCATCTGGAGGCCAGGGAAATTATAGTATGGTTAACGCTAGTGGTGCAACTAATGGATATCCCGTATATGCGGCTACAAATACATGTTTCCCACTTTTTTATAGTGGTACCTCCGCATCAACTTATACATCAAGCGGAAAACAAGCAGGTTGTGGATCTTCAAAACAAGCTGGCGGTACAGCTAGAGGCATAACTCCTTGGGTAGGAATAGGCGGCGGTGGAGGTGGAGTTGCAGGATCTAGTTGTGCTGGTTATTTTGTTTGTGGATACTGTTCGTATAATGGATTTTATCAGTACTATCAGCCTTGTCACTCTTATGGTGCCGGCGGATCAGTTATGGGCAAAGGATGTGGATCATTTTCTCAATATACTGGCAATTGTTCGCAATGGGTATGTTTTTACTATTCCGGAGGTTATGGAGGTTATCCATTATATGGAAAACATGGATATGGCCGCAATGGTGGTTCCGCTGGAGGATCAGCACCAAATAAAGCAGACGGAAGATGGTCTGGATGTTATTGTTATTACACAGGATACAAACCTGGTTCAGGGCCAGGTGGTGGAGGAGGAAGTAATGCTACTTATGGATTCAATAATAGTGGATCTTATAATCCTCCAGGAGCCGGACCCTGTGTTTATTGCAACGGTCACGGCGGTGGAGGCGGTTCTGGTGGTTCCGGAGGTGGTAACGGATCTTATAGTGTAGGAGGTAATGGTGGAGGTTACGGTGGCGGAGGAGCAGGAGCTTCGGCAGCTCTATCGCCGTGCAATCCTTACTATAATTACACAGCTGGAACTTATCTTTATGGTAATAGTAACTGTGTTTGTTTTTATAATAATAGGGGAATACATTTTGGCGTTGGCGCAAGCGGAACGGTTAGAATTGTATACCCAGGTTGTACAAGATCATATCCATCAACAAATGTAGGATGTCCATAAAATGAAATGTATTATTAAAGTTGATGAATCTGGAAATACAGCAGATCATCCAATATTGATATCAAATTTTTTAGATGTTTATCCTGATCTAGATATTTCAGGAAATACAGCACCGCCAGGATTTGCTTGGTTCACTAGAAAAAATAGAAATGTTGAGTTCTTAAGAAATACGCCAGAGACACATAAAGTGGCCACTCGATATGTGAAAACCGATGAAGGTTTTGAAGATGATCATTTTTACCATGAATTGACAGAAGAACAAAAAGCTTTTGTATCAAACAGATCAAAAGGTGAAAATACTATCAAAACAATTGAACACTTTAAGTATTTGTCCGAATATAACATAGAAAATTTAGAAGACTCTAATGAAATTAATACTTGGATTAAATTTCACAATCTTATTCCAAACATAGATGAAATGCCAAAAGTGAGCATACATAAATCATTAACAACTCTAGAAGATCATCCTGATGATGAAGAATTTTATGATGATATTGTTGATTATGCAAACGTTGCAACAATATTATTGCCTAGGTTGCCTCTTCCGGATGCAAATGGTGTTTTTCAAGATCATTTAGATTCTTCTAATAATTGGGTATTTTTTGATCCAAACGAGCCTTTAACTCCAGAAACAGAAAAAATACTTCATAGAATTTTAATTAATCCAGAGGTAGAAAGAACTTCAAATCTCATAATCTCGGCACTAAGCACCTTACCGATTTTACCTAATAATATTATGGATCAAGTGGTACTGACATTAGATAATTTGAATTCAAATACTGCAAATTTATCGATTGCTTATTCAACAGTTAATTTACTGAGAGAAGAAAGAGCTAAAATTTATCCAACACATGCTGCAAATATGATTATGAACACCGCACAAACATCATCATATATAACATTAACTACAACGGCTTTAGACCAATACAACTCAATCATCGATACGTCGGGTTAATTGCCAATCCTCCTATTGAATAAATAGAGAATAATAGGAGAAATTGGATGGCAACCATAACCAACAGAAATGATTTTAAGACCTACTGTCTGCGTAGACTGGGTTTTCCTGTCATCGAAATTAACGTAGATGATGACCAAGTAGAAGACCGTATTGACGATGCTCTTCAATACTGGCAAGACTACCATTTCGATGGACTACAAAAAGTTTATTACATCAAAGCGGTCACTGGTTCACAAATCGTTTCTGATATAGACATCTCAGGTATATACAACGGAACAGCAGCCAACGGAACATTCATTGGTGCTACATCAGGTTCATTAGCATTACTCAAAGTTGGTGGTTTTCAAGGTGCCAACAATACTATGATTTCAGTTATGGGAAATCAAGCCTTTACGGCAGGTGAAGGTATATCATATTACGATCAGAGTGGCAATATAGTACCAACTGGTGCCAATGTGGTATCGTATATGATGGGTGATGTAGACCAAAAATACCTAGACTTATCAGAAGCTAAAGATGCTCAGGGTAATCCAATGGAAATTATTGGTGTGCCTAGAATCTTTCCAGTTACCGATTCTCAAGCTGGTGTCAATATGTTTGACCTCAGATACCAACTCCGTCTGAATGAGTTGTATGACTTCACCTCCGCATCCTATATCAACTATACTTTAACTCAACAACATCTACGTTCTTTGGAGTTAATGTTCACTGGTGAAGTTCCAATTCGTTTTCAAAGACATATGCAGAGACTCTACATTGATTGGGCTTGGGGTTACTCAGAAGCACCAGTAGGAACTATTGTTGTTGCCGAATGTTATGCCAATATTAATCCTGATGTATACACTAAGGTTTGGAATGACCGTTGGTTGAAAGAATATGCCACGGCTCTCATCAAACGTTCATGGGGATCCAACCTCAAGAAGTTCAATAACCTACAATTGCCAGGTGGTGTAACTCTCAATGGTGATACCATTTTCAATGAAGCGGTTCAAGAAATTGATAAGTTACATTCGGAGATGGAAACACAATACGGAGCACCATTGGAATTTTTCCTAAACTAATATGGCAACTTCACAATATTTTTCGTTATACAGCAATAAAGGTGAGCAGAGACTCATTGAAGACATTATTGTTGAGTCTATTAAAATCATGGGTGTAGATGTATTCTATTTACCCAACGATAATGATGCAGCCAGAGATTTACTGTATGGTGAAGATCCTGTTCGTAGGTTTGAATCAGCGTTTACGATTGAAATCTACTCTACAAATGCAACAGAATATGGTGGTGAGAAAGAGTTCTTCTCTAAGTTTGGCTTAGAAATTAAGAACCAAGTTTCTGTCATCATGTCTAAAAGGTCTTTCTCACAAAGAGTACCACAAGATAGATTTACAAGGCCTCGTGAAGGTGACTTGATGTACATTCCATTTCTAAATGGTACTGGTGAATTGTATGAGATTAAATTTGTCAATCAAACCAAAGATTTCTTTATGTTAGGCCGTCAGGTTCCATATTTCTACGAATTGGAACTGGAGAAATTCCGTTACTCACAAGAAGTTATTCAAACTGGTGATGCCGATATTGATGCTATTGTTTCAGATTCGGCATACACAATACATTTCACAACTACAACAGGTAATGCTAACAATTATGTGTTGAAAGAAATTGCTTTCCAATCACCCGATGGAACACAAAACAATGCTACAAGTGTGGGTATCGTATCATCTTGGTTACCACACGCCAACACCTTGTCACTCACAAATATTTCTGGTGAATTTATTGATAATCGTGAGGTTATTGGTGCTCAAAGTAATGCTAGATTTGTCATATCAACATATGATCCATTGAATAACCCAGCAGCTAAAGAAGTGTATGATAACCAATACATCAATGTTCAAGCTGGTGACATACTTGATTCAACAGAAAACAATCCATTTGGAAGTATCTAATGGCCAATATATTTTATAACCGTGTTATTCGAAAGATCGTTGTTGGATTTGGTAATCTATTTGACAACATTACTCTTGTTCGTTATAATCCAGATTTGACGGAAGCGGAACGATTTGTTGTTCCTATTGCCTATGCGGACAAAGAAGACTATGTGATGCGTCTAGAAGGTGATTACAATTTGGATAAAAAAGTCCAGATTACATTACCTAGAATGTCTTTTCAAATGTCTGGCATGTCTTATGATGCTACTAGAAAACAAAACACAAACATCAAAGCTTTTGCCAAACAATCTGGCGGTGGTGTTGCTGCTCAATACAATCCTGTTCCATATGATATGGATTTTTCTCTATACATTTATGTAAGAAACATTGAAGATGGTACACAGCTAATTGAACATATCATTCCATATTTTACACCAGATTATACAATTAAAATTAATTTAATTCCTGAAATGGGAATCGTTAAAGAAATACCGGTCATATTAAAGAATGTAGATATGCCTGTAGATTTTGAAGGTGATAGAGAAAAAGATACTAGAGTTATTGTTTGGACTTTAAACTTTACAGTTAAAGGATTTATTTTTGGTGCTGTATCAGACAATATTGCATTGATAAGAACATCAATCACAAATATTCTGAATGATATTTCACCAACAGACCAAGTTGTTTTTAAAATGAAAGCTCCAGGTATTGGAACATATCAGATGGGTGAAGTTGTTTATCAAGGATATTCACATTCTACTGCAACGGCAACGGCTAAGGTTGTTGAGTTCAATAACAATCATTTGACATTAACAAACATCAATGGTAATTTTGTTTCTGGCAAACCAATCTATTCATCACAATCTAATTCAAATTATACATTTGATTCATATGCTGTTGTGAATCCAAAATTTGTTGAGATTGTTACGACACCTAATCCAACTAACGCTACGCCAGCAAACAATTATACATATAACACAGTAGTAACGGAATATCCAAACTAAGAGGAAATAAAATGGCTTTAACAATCACAGGCGGAACAATAATCACAGGCGGTATTACACTAAAATCACAAGTAGTTGATCCTTATGCACCAACAGTTTCATCAGAATCGCCTTTTGCTGGATTACAAAGTTACTTTTTTGAAGGTACACAAAGTCGTCTGCAATATAACGCTTCCAATTTATCATTAGGAACAGATTGGACAATTGAATGGTTCCAAAAAGAAACTATTCCAAACAATTTCCCAAGGCCTTTCTGTGTTGGTAATAATTTAATGGGTGTTAGTATGGAAGGTGGAGAACCAGGAACATTCTACATTCAAGAAAATTCAACTTACCATAATATCTATTCTGTAACGAGAAGAGATGCTTGGCACCATTTTGCTATCTCTTCTGTAGGCGGTATAGTTACTGTTTATCAAGATGGCGTTCACCAAGGAAGTACATTCTCGTTTACTTCGGTCGATACGACCGGTCAAACTTTATTCCTTGCAGGTAAAGCCGGTGCATTGACATCAGAATATTTTGGTGGTTACATAACTGATATGCGTTGGACTGTTGGTGTTGGTGTTTATACAGGCGACTTCACAACACCTTCAACACCATTACAGTTGACACAAGCTGGTGATGGTATGAATATTCAACCAATTACATCAGGCCAAGTTAAGTTCTTCTTAGAACCTGGTCGTGATTATCTAGTTACAACACCTCCAGGAACTCCTTACACCACTTGGAGTGGTTTAGCATCTGGTGATAATCCATTCGGATGGACAACTCAACAATATGGTGATACCTCAATTTCTATACCTTGGCAATGGGGCGGATATAATACAACACAAGCAAGACCTACCGCTGGACAAACCGTTTCAGATGGCAGTGGCCATAGTGCAACAATTATAAGCGTGACAGATAATGCAGGTGGAGGTGGAATGAATTTATTGATAATAATAAACTCTAGTAATTCTGGTTTTGCTACTGACACAATAGTTTACATTCAATAACATATAAAAATTACTATGAATGATTTTGATAAAAAAATGTCGGAAGTATTTGATGTAACACCGGTTGAACAGGTCAAGAAGCCTCAACCGGTTGTTACAACCCATTACAATCCACCAAGTGATGAAAAACAAGACTTGGTGGATGCGTATCAACAATCCAAAGAAAACATCCAAGAGATTATTGATTCAGGCAAAGATGCCATGGAAGAAATACTCCAAATTGCCAAAGCAGGCCAACACCCAAGAGCTTTTGAGGTCTATGCCACCTTATTAAAGAACATGACTGAAGCCAATGATAGACTTCTGAAGATTCAAAAAGAGATGCGTGAGATTGAAGGCAGAAAGAAAGATTCTGGTACCACAATTGATAAGGCTATATTTGTAGGAAGTACGAATGAGCTTAATAAACTTCTAAAAGGCAAATTAAGATAAATAGGTGTAGGTCGCCAGATTGCAGTCTGCACCTACTCTAACATTGTAAAGGAATGTCAGCTATGCCTATTTATTATACACACCATATTATACCCCGTCATGCTGGCGGAACAAATGATCCTTCAAATTTAATCAAATTAACCGTAGAAGAACATGCCGAAGCTCATCGTATTCTATACGAAACTTATGGCCGATGGCAAGATTATGTTGCATGGAAAGCAATATCCGGATCTATAGGTAAAGAAGAAATAATAAAACTAACACAATCTTTGGCCACAAAAGGAAAAAAACAAACACCTGAACATGTACAAAAAAGAAAAATGATGGGTGAAAAAAATCCTATGTGGAAAAGTGGTGAAAAAAATCCTATGTATGGAAAAAGAGGCGAACTTTCACCACATTTTGGCAAAAAAAATTCGGAAGAAACAAAAAAGAAAAGAAGATTGTCTTTAATTGGTCGCTCTTATGAAGACCTACATGGCAAAGAAAAAGCTGAAGAAATAAAAAATAAACTAAGTAAGC